GGGATGTCCATTTCATAAGCCATATTAGAAGCAGCTAACTCCATTTCTAACCAGTCAAATTGATCTTCTGCTTCAACAACTGCATCAAACTCTGTAAAAACAATACCGTTATGCGGGTGCTTAGCTAAAAACTCTTGTAAATTTCTTTTTTCTTTTGGAACAAGTAAATGCCCTTTTTCAAAAACTATATGTGATAAAGTTACATTTCCTTCTTGTTCATCTACAAATACGCTTTTATGATTACTAGCGTATCTCATTTCTCTTTCATAGCCTTTATCTTTATCAAACCAAACTAAAGGGTATCTAGCAGAGTGCTTGCTAGGTAGTGTATGAGTTAAAGGCATTTTATTTTTTAAAAGATAATAATTTCTATCTTTATATTCCCAAGTGTCTACTTGTTTTTCTTTTTTTACTTTTGTTTCCATAATATAATATAATATAATAAATAATAAAGACCCCGCATAAGCGGGATCTTTTATTGTTTTGATTAAGCGTCAGCAGCGTAAGTAACTTCTCCTACAACTTTTGAAAGTTCAGGAACAGGATTACCAGCAATAACTTTAGCATTTAACAATGCTTCGTTAATTTTTGTGACATCAGCTTGCACAAAGTGAGTAGCTGCATCAGATACATCCCAGCCAGCAGGAATAATAGTATACTCATTAGCTAAATCGCTAATATAGTTTGCTCTTATTTTTCCTTGCTTAGCACCACTTGTGTCTAATTTTACAGTTGCAACATTAGCATCTGGCATTATATCAAAATCACCAGCTGCTTTTTTTAATTTTACATATCCCATAATTTCTATTCTTTAAAATGTTAATAATTATGCTCCTTTAAATAACACGAAGTTATTAGCAGCTTGTGTTACTAAACATCTTTCAGATAAGAAACTTACAGTCATCGCATCTAAAGTATCAGTATATGCACCACCGACAGAGCCAGTAATCCAAGACTTCATTCTTCGATCTTCAGTTTCAGAAGCTCTATATCTTACATGTAAGAAAGGACGTCTGATATTAGATCCTAACATTTGATCATATACTGTAGTAGTTCCAGCAGGAATTAATACACCATCAATCTCTTTATCAAGACCTCTTAATGAAGCATCATTTAAGTATTTCCAGTCAGTTTTGTAGAAGTCATAAGAACCTCTTCTGAATCCAGAAAATCCAAAGTTTAATGCCATGTCACCGTCATTCTCAAATAATCCGAAAGAAGCAGACTGAGTAGAAGCATAAGCTCCATTAACAGCAGCAATCATATCGTCAAAATCAAGAGCAGTAGCTCTAGATAAGAATAACATGTTTTCTTCAATAGCACCTTGCTTATCTAAGTTTTTGAGTATTTCATCAAAATCAGCTAAAGCACCAGAACCTGGAGCAGCAGCACCAGCAAAACCAGAGTATACATTACCTCTTGCTTCGATAGCAGCAAATAAACCTTCAGAACCTTGAATGTTAGTGCTTAACGCAGCGTTACCAGCACCACCATATTGGAATTGTACAGCATTACCAGCTTCAGTATAACCATCGTTATACATGTTTTCTGCTTCAACCATAGCCATTTCTAACATATCTTCAAATCTTAATCTTGTTTCAGACTCAGACTTTAAATACCATAGGTAACCTGATTGACCATCTTCTGTAGCAACTTCAACCCAACCGATTTGAGCAGTATCAGAACCATTAATCTCAAAGTTATCTTTAAGAATCATTGGTCTGTTAGCATACTGAGTAAATTCAGGCTGAATAGAACCTTGCATACCAATTGAACCTTTACCAAACTCAGAACCGTAAACAAATACGTTACAAGCTCCAGCAGCAGTAGGTAGAGAGTTAGCAGCAGTACCATAAAACTTAACATTTAATACGTTAAGAGTAGCACCAGAAACTGCTTGTACTAAACCTTTTTGTACAATTAGTCCAGTTGCGTTATCAGAAATTAATACTGTCTGTCCTTGTCTGATAGCACCTCTTCTATCAGCAGCAGCAACAGCAGGCTGAGCTACAGCTAAATCAATAGTAAGAGTAACATCAGCATCAGCTAATCCACCTGGAGCAGCAATAGTACAAGACTTATACGCAATGTGTAATCTATTTTGTTCAGACCATATTACTTGATCCGATGTCATAGGCATTTCAGCGCCTACCATTCTTAGGAAACCACCAATGGTTCTGTTTCCATAACGTTCCACCTCAGCTTCGTAAAGCTCTGGTAAGTATTGCTGAGCAAAACTACCAGTTGCACCATCAAATGTTAAATAATTTGAATGCAAAGCCAACCTTGTTTGAGCAGGAACTAAACTTGCGGGAAAAGACCCGCTATTAGCAAAAGCCATAATTTATGTTTTTAGTTGTTATTTTTTTATTTTAAATTTCAACTTAGAACTATCTACACCACTAATCGCTTTTACTCGTAACCCATTTATAAACACATCGCCGTTTGCTTGAGGTCTAACATCTTCGCCAATATTCTTTGACTGAGCTGTTATATTTCTTATAGCATCTGCTTTACCTTGTTCATAAAAATGAGCTGCGATTTTATCAGGATTTTGTGCTGTATATAAAGCTTTGTGATAACCTTTAGCATCACCAATCGCACCGTCTTTGTTCAAGAACTTCTGAAACAAACTATTTAAACTTGATTGTTTTTTAGCAATATCACTAGGGTTGTTTATATTATATCTAAAAGTTTTTTCTCCAACTGAATATTCAAAACCTTTGAACTCCTCGCTGAATAACTTATTAGAGTTAGTAAGAAATATTTCCCTATTCTTTGCTCCTTTTTCTTGTTCTTTGTTGTGTCTATTGAAAAAGTCCATAGCTTTTTGTTGTTCAGGAGTTAAACCACTAGATCTCAACTTGATTTCTTTGTAGTATTTACTCTTTGTTTCTTCCAAAAAGTTTCTGGCTTTAGCAATTTCTTCTTTGTAAGCGAGTTTTTTCTTTTTAATATCTCGCTCATCATCCACATCTTCTTCAATTTTAAAACTATCTTCCATTATGAAGTTAATTTCTTCTTGATTTAAGTGTGGTTTAGTTCTTTTATAATATTCGTTAAGTATAGCATTTTCATTATACTCTGAATAATCTCTATTTAATCTAGCATAATCTTCAATTGTACCACCTGTTTCTTCCATAAAACTTACTAAAGCTTCTATATTTTCTGGAAGTTTTTTAGTAGGCGTTTCCTCTTTATGCTCTTGTACAGTTTCTTGTACAACCTCTTCTTTTACTTGTTCAGCAGTAATTTCTTCTATAGGATTTACTTCTTCTTTTTCTTCTTCGGCAACCGGCTCAATACTTGGCTCGGGTGTTCCTTCCTCCACTTTTTCCACATTTGTGGCTTGTTTATCCTCATCCAAACTTCCTGCGCTTTGCTCTGGAACGGCATTTTCTTCTTCTTTTTCTTCTGGTTTTTTATTTAAATCAAGTTTATATACTTGATCATTATCCCTTTTTAACGAAGGTTTTTTAATTTTAAGAGACAGCGCCTCTTGTTCTTGTTTTGTTTTAGACATAATATAATATAATAGTTAAAAAATACTTACTGCATATTAAATGCACTTAAGTTTATTCCATCAGGATTTTCAGTTTCAGTAAAATTAGTTGGAGGTGTATCGTTTTTTCTCTGACTAATCATTTCACTTTGCTGAGTGCCTGATATTCTTGTTCTTTGATCTTTACGATCTTCAATCATTTTTTCTTTTTCTCTTTTAAAACCAACATCAAGTTGAGCTAATTGCATATCGTACTGAAACTTTAACTCCATCTCTTCTTTTCTCATTTGAGATTCTCTTTCAATTTTGTTTATATTAAATTGAGATTTAGCTTGTTCTATTTGTACCTGTGTCTCCGCTAATGCTTGTTGTTTTTGCATTTCAGCTAATGCAGCTTTTTCAGCAGTTTGAGCATTAGCTTGAGCTTGAGCCTGTATATTAGCTTGAGCAGCTTTTTGATCAGCTTGTGCTTTTTTCTTTCTTCTATACTTTAACATTTGATTAGCTAAAGCTAGATTTTTAACTTGTCTAACATCTATAGCATCTTCTAATGTTATAGAATTAGTTTTTAAAGCAATTTGAATATTTTGTTCTAGTTGTTCTTTTTCTTCTTCGTCTGGCTCTAATTGTAAGAATATACCAAAGTCATGTATGTTTATTTTTGATAATTGATCTAAAGTACCTACATTGTATTCTGATATACTATTTTCTAAAGCTTGTCTAGTTAGTGGGTATTGTAAAGCATCAGCAACTCTTAATGATATATTTTCACAAGTTCTTAACGTTAAAAACAACTGTGCTTGTAATATATGTCTAGTTGCTGTATTACTATTAGCAGCAGCTAACTTTTGTAAACCTACTAAAGAATTTTTATCAGGCGTGCTACCATCTCTAGCTTCATTAAGTCCAGTTACATCTCTTATCATTTGTAGATAATACTGATAAGTTTGTATTAAAGTACCTATTTTTCCACCGCCACTTCCAGTTTGTAATTCTTGTATTGGAACTTTTCCTCTATTAGGATCACCTTCTTGAGTTAAAGATCTACCTACAATACTACCAGTTTGGAAATACATGTTTAACGCTTCAGCTGGATTATACTTTGTTCCATTACCTAAGTCAACTTCAGCTAAACCGTCCATGTCTAAGAATACACCATCTGGAACTGTTCTTGATAATACTTGTTGGATTTTAAGATGTGTAAGCTGAATCATATCTGCAAACCCTGTAATTCTTTTTACTAAAGAGTTAATTCTACCTTTGTATAATCTTGGTGCACATATGTTATAATTCATATTAACCTTAACAGTATCACCAGTAGGTCTAGTCATATTTTTAGCTAACTTCCACTCTAACATCATAGGATGTCCTAGTATTTTAGCGCCACTATATAATACTTCTATAGATCTAGTGATTACTTCAAAGTTTTCAGTATCAGGAGGATTAAAAGTATCAGGTTTTTCTAGTGCTTTTTCTAGTCCAAAAGCATTTTTCTTTATTTTAAATACTTGATCATGATAAGTTTTGTATTCAAAATACATAACTTGCACAGTTAAATCATCATACCTACCGTTCCAGTTTCTTAAATACTCTGGATTACCTGGATATTTTTGTATTGTTTCTAACTCTTCATCTGTTAAATATGGAAACTGCTTCTTAATATCTGGTAAAGAT